GAAGGAGAAGTGATCGTAGAGATGACTCCGACCGAGGCAGTTTCGATGCTCGAAAAGGCATGGCAGGAAAACAAGCGACTGCGGCAGGAGAACGCAACCATCACCGCCGAGCGCGACGAGGCGAGGCAAAGGCTCTGCGACATCGTTGTTTTAGTAGAGGCAGAACAAGATCAACGAACATCCAAAAAGCACGGGCACGACATTTCGATGCTTACAAGCGTCAAGGTTGTGACAACCTTTTTGATGACCCCCGAGTTCGTTGAGGACTTGTACCGAGTCAACAAGCAATACGAGCACATCGGCAGCATTGTCGCACAGACCCTCAAAAATGCCGTGGATCAGAAACAAGGAACTGATATTCGCAGTATTGCCATCGTGCGCCCGATGATTGCAAGGAGTCTTGCATGAGCGACGAAGAGAAGAAGGACATCGGCTACGAGTGCAGTTGCCAGAAGAAGATCGATCCCTACGACAAGTTGTGCCCCCAGTGCAAGCGGATCGTCCGCGAGGACGCACTGGACAAGTTGGCCGAACTGGACGAGGAAAATGAACTATGAACGTGACCCTGATTGACTGGATGGGCGACGACGACTCTGTCGTGAACGCTGCCCGTGTTTCGTTCGACAAGATCGCCACGGAGTATCCGACTGAGAAGAATGCCAGCCTGATCGACTACCTGGCCAAGCACGGGCACTGGTCCCCCTTTGCCCACGTCATGCTGAAGTTCCGCGTCACTGCCCCGATCTTCGTGGCTCGGCAACTGGCCAAGCACCAGGTGGGCCTGTCGTGGAACGAGGTCAGCCGCAGGTACGTCACGGTTGACCCAGTCCTGTGGAAGCCCGAGTACCTGCGAAAGGCGGCAGAGAACGTCAAGCAGGGCAGCAGCGACCTGGCCGTGACCAATGAGCGGGCCATGCTGGACCTGATGTACGCCATGGAACTGGCAGTCCGTACCTACCGCAGCCTGCTTGCAGACGGGGTGTGCCCGGAGCAGGCGAGGGCTGTCCTACCCCAGGGAGTGATGACCGAATGGATCTGGACCGGATCTCTGTATGCGTTCAACCGAGTCGTGCAGCAGCGGACGCACCCGACAGCCCAGCAGGAAACCAAGGAAGTTGCCCTGCGTCTGGCTGCCGAATGTGCGACCAAGTTTCCAACGTCATGGACCGCCTTGTGTCGCCATTCGCAATGATCACGAACTCCATGAAACGGATCGTCCTGAGCATCATCGAGTCCTCCAGGGACCTGATCGATGCCCGCAGGAAGAAGCCCGGCCCACGCAGGAACGTGGAACTTGACCGGGCACTCAACAGACTCGAACAGGCCGTGAAGCGGCTGGACAGGATTGAACATGCGCGAACGAAAGTTGACTGACCTCCAGGTGGCCGAGATCCGCGCCCTCGGCAAGACCTCCATGAAGAAGGTGGCCATTGCCAGGCAGTACGGGATCAGCCCCCAACTGGTGTCCACGGTGATCCGGCACGACTACAACAACCGCCCCAAGCGGCAGCGTGGTGTCCCGGTGAAGGACGAGGACTCGGTGACGTGGGAGGCCTTGGCCCGGAGATACACCCTCCTGAACCCGGAGGATCCGCTTGACGGCCAAGCCATAAAGCGTTACCATGACATGGCTCTGGCCCGCATCCGGCTGTACTTCGAGGCGCGGGGCCTGACCAAGGACGATCTGATCTAGGAACTAGACAAGGGAGAACACCAATGCAAGTCACCTTTGACATCGAGACGAATCCCATCGAGGACTGGCTGGAACTGTCGGACCTGAAGCAGGTCCTGTGCATGGCCGTCAGCATCGACGGTGGGGAACCCCGGATCGTCAGCCTTGAGGAGGGCGTCGAGATCCTGAACAAGGCGGACGTGATCGTCGGTCACAACGTCCTGTCGTTCGACATCCCGGCACTCCGCAAACTGAGCCGCAAGTTCGATCCCATGAACCGGATCATCGACACCTTGGTCGTGGCCCGGCTGCTCAATGCCAACCAGCGGGAGATCGACTTCCAGACCAAGGACTTCCCCAAGGAACTGGTGGGCAGTCACTCGCTCAAGGCCTGGGGTCACCGACTGGGCTGCGGCAAGTCCGAGGCTCCCGGGTTCGAGAAGAACTCCGAGGAATTGATGGAGTACTGCCTGCAGGATGTCCGTGTCACCAACACTCTGTGGAACCACCTGCAGTCCCTGAAGACGTTCAAGGATGCAGCCCCGGCCATCCACATCGAACACGCCTTTGCCCAGATCATCCGCAACCAGGAGCGTCACGGCTTCGGCTTCGACGTGGCTGCGGCTGAACGGCTCCATGCCGACCTGCGGAAGGAACTGCTGGACATCGAGACCAAGTTGCAGGAGGTGTTCCCTCCCAAGGTCATCGAGCGCGTCTCGGAGAAGACCGGGAAGCCCCTGAAGCCCAAGGTCGAGCCGTTCAACCCCGGCAGCCGGATGCAGATCGCGGAGCGACTGAAGGAGAAGTACGGCTGGGAGCCCAAGGAACTGACCCCCGATGGACGCCCCAGGGTGGACGAGGCCGTGCTGTCCGATCTGTCCTTCCCAGAAGCCCAGATCCTCAACCGATACCTGACCGTCCTGAAGCGTCTTGGTCAGTTGGCCGAGGGTGACGAGGCGTGGCTGAAGTTGGTCCGCAAGGGCAGGCTCCATGGCCGCGTGAACACCAACGGTGCCATCACGGGCCGCTGCACCCACCGGAACCCGAACATGGCCCAGGTCCCTGCAGACCCCGCCTACCGCAGCCTGTTCATCCCGGACAAGGGAACGATGCTGGTCGGTGCGGACGCCTCAGGGCTGGAACTGCGCTGCCTGGCCCACTACCTCGGTCGATACGACAAGGGCGAATACGCCAAGCAGATCCTGGAAGGCGACATCCACTGGACCAACGCCAAGGCCTTCGGTCTGGTCGGAGACGTTCAGCAGGACAAGTCCAACCCAGAACACAAGGCTGCACGTAACCAGGCCAAGGGAGCAATCTACGCCCTGATCTACGGAGCAGGAGACGACAAGTTGGGGTTCGTCCTTGGAGGTGACCGCAAGCGTGGACGCCGGGCCCGTGCCAACTTCGAGGCCAAGGTCCCCGCCTATTCCAAGTTGAAGGAGGCCGTGTCCTCTGCCATGCAGCGGGACGGTTACTTCAAGGGGCTGGACGGACGCCCCCTGTATCCCCGGTCTGAACACGCGGCACTCAACACCCTGCTGCAGTCGGCTGGTGCCGTGGTGATGAAGCAGGCCTGCGTGATCGCGTGGAACAAGATCCTGTTCGAGGGATACGACCGAGTTGCTCAGGTCGCAAGCATCCATGACGAGTACCAGTTCGTCGCTCCCCAGGAAATCTCTGAGAGTATCGGTACCATCTTGGTATGCGCCATTCAGGAAGCGGGACAGACGTTCGCCTTCAGGTGCGCCCTCGATGGCGAGTTCCGCGTGGGGGCCAACTGGGCAGAAACACACTGAACTCCTATGCGGCAGGACTGCTGGACGGTGAGGGCTGCGTTCGCTGGAACAAGTGCCCCACCGTCGAGGTCACGAACAAGAACCGAAAGGTGCTGAGGGAGATGGCCGCCAAGTGGGGCGGAACGATCCGGCCCGTGCAGAATGGCGTGTTCATCTGGACCATGTATGGGCGTTCGGCGCTGCAGTTCCTGAAGAACGTATCCCGCTACAGCATCATCAAGCACCCACAGATCGTGGCTTTGTTCGCTGCCTGTGCAGCACCTACTTCATCCATCCGTGCTAGACATCTCAACACCCTGAGGAGCCTGAAGCATGTCCACCCCCATTGAGTTCATGGAGACCGACGAACTGCTGCACGAACTGAAGAAGCGGTTCGATGAGATCATGTTCATCGGTTTCCGCGCCAAGTCCAAGTCCGAGGACAACTACAGCATCTGCGTGAAGTCCACGATGCACGGGTCGTTCGGCCTGATCGAGATCCTGAAGCGGGCGGCAGAAGCCCAGTCGGAGGAGTGATGGCGAAGAAGAGGACGACACTGCTGATCGACGGGGACATCCTCGTCTACTCCATCTGCTCGGCCACCGAGTACGTGGCACGATTCGATGACGAGACGGACGTGGCCTTCTGCAACATCAGCGAGACCCTGGATGTCTGCGACTCCATGGTCAAGTCCTGGATGGACAAGTTGAATGCCGAGTTCTGCGTCCTGGGGTTCACGGGCAAGGACAACTTCCGCAAGGGCATCTACCCCGCCTACAAGGCCCACCGCAAGGCCTGCCGCAAGCCCTGTGGGTACAAGGCAGTCAAGCAGCGCCTGGGGGAGCGGTATGCGGTCAAGGAGGAGCCCACCCTTGAGGGAGACGACATCATCGGCATCCTGCAGACCGAGGGCACCTACAACAACAGCGTCATCGTTTCCAGCGACAAGGACCTGAACTCCATCCCCGGGTGGATCTGGAACCCCGACAAGGACGACCAGCCACGGCTGATCACTCCAAACGAGGCCCGGAAGAACTGGCTGACGCAGACGCTGACGGGAGACAAGACCGATGGCTACCCCGGGCTGGAGGGGGTGGGCCCGGTGAGTGCGGCCAAGATCCTGAAGGAAGGGACCTGGGCCGAGGTCAAGGCAGCCTACGAGGCGCACGGATACAACGAGGAATATGCCCTGGTACAGGCCCGCTGCGCCCGGATCCTGCACCACGGCGAATACGACTGGGACACCAAGGAGGTCAAACTATGGACACCATGAATCGAACCCGCCTGCTGGCAATCCACAAGGAACTGACGGATGAGGCCCGGGCCCTGTCCGAGCGGAAGAACCACGACTACTCGGGAGGCAAGGACGACTCGCACCCGTTCCTGAACTTCACCCGGTGCGAGGCCATGGGCATCTGCAAGACCGAGGCGGGCATCATGGTCCGTCTGACCGACAAGATGTCCCGGCTGTCCACCTTCATCACCACGGGGGAGTTCAAGGTCAAGGACGAGGCAGTCAAGGACACCGTGCTGGACGTGATCAACTACGTCATCATCCTGTACGCCTACATCCAGAGCAAGAAAAATGAGCAATGAGTACGCATCTAAGGAAGTCAAGTTGGTCCCATATGTCCCGGTTCCTCCGATCAGCCGGGAGATGATTGCTTTCCTTGACGCCAACTTTCCAGAACGCTGTGCCGACCTCAAGGATGGTCTCCCAGAGATCTACCACCGGGCAGGCCAGCGTTCCGTAGTTCGCTACCTGATCCGCCTCTTCGAGGAACAGAACGAAAATGTGCTTTAGCCGACCCTCCGCGCCGCCACCGCCTCCCCCGGTGAAACTGCCCAACGCCCCCATGATCCCGAACATCGTGTCCCCGGGCATCACCCAGGCTGGACCTCGGGCTCCCAAGGAGGCACCGATGGAGAACCCCCTCCTGATGCGCCGTGGCAAGCGTGGTCTGGTCATCCCCACCGAGAAGGCGTAACCAATGGCCGACACTGGCAAGGCCCTGTACCTGAGGCTGGAGAACCAGCGATACCCGTACCTGGAACGGGCCAGGGACTGCTCCCGTCTGACCTTGCCCCACCTGATTCCTGACGAGGGGGACAAGACCGCCTACAAGTTCCCCACCCCGTACCAGGCCGTGGGTGCCCGTGGCGTGAACAACCTGGCGTCTGCGCTCCTGCTGTCCCTGCTGCCGCCGAACGCCCCCTTCTTCCGCTTCATCATCGACCCCAAGGCTGCCCGGAACCTGGACGCCATGTCCCCCCGGGCCCGCAGCGAGGCCGAGCAGAGCCTGTCCGAGATGGAGCGGACGGTGATGAAGGAGATCGAGGCCCAGAACATCCGGGTGGCCCTGTTCGAGGCCCTGAAGCAACTGATCGTCGCCGGGAACGTCCTGGTCTACTTCCCGGATGACGGCCCGATGCGTGTCCTCCGGCTGGATCGGTACGTGGTCAAGCGTGACCCGATGGGCCATGTGCGGAAGATCGTCATCAAGGAGAACGTGGCTCCTTCGGTCCTGCCTCCCGAGGCTGCCGCCATTGCCAAGACCTGCATGTGCGCCCATGAGGACACGGTGGAGATCTACACCTGCTGCCACGTCCTCCAGGATGGCAAGGTGGAGGTCTACCAGGAGATCGGCGGGGTCATCCTCCCGGACTCCATGTCCACCTACCCTGCCGAGCGCAGCCCGTTCCTGGCCCTGCGTATGCACCGGGTGGACGGCGAGGACTACGGTCGTGGCTACGTGGAGCAGTACTTCGGGGACCTGGTGTCCCTGGACAGCCTGTCGAAGAGCATCGTGGAAGCGGCTGCGGCCATGGCCAAGGTGCTGTTCCTGGTCAACCCCACGGGCAGCACCCGGTCCAAGAAACTGGCACAGAGCCCCAACGGGGCCATCATCGAGGGCAACGCCCAGGACGTGACCGTTCTGCAGGTTCAGAAGGCCGCCGACCTGAGCGTGGCCCTGAACACGATGAACGCCATCAACGAGCGCCTGAGTTACGCCTTCCTGCTGACCGAGGCCTCGATCCGAAATGCAGAGCGTGTCACCGCCGAAGAGATCCGGCTGGTCACCCAGAGCATCGAGCGTCAGTTGGGCGGCATCTACAGCCTGCTGTCCCAGGAGTTCCAGTTGCCCCTGGTCAACCGCATCATCGACCGCCTGACCAAGGCGCGGAAGATGCCGAAGATCGACAAGAACTTCATCACCCCGACCATCGTCACCGGAATCGACGCCCTGGGCCGAGGCAATGACCTGAACCGCCTGGATATTTATCTCCAGGGAATTGCACAGGTTCTGGGTCCAGGAGGCATTCAGCAGTATATTGATTTCCGTGAATACCTGAATCGCCGTGCGGCTTCGCTCGGAATCGACACGGCGGGTCTTGTGAAGACGGAAGAGCAGATCGCCCAGGAACAGCAGATGGCAATGCAACAGCAGATGCTGGCCATGGCCGGACCTCAAGCCGCCAAGACCACGGGCAACATGATCGAGCAGCGGATGCAGCAACAGTAATGTCAAACCACCAGCAAGTCAGTATCGTTCGTGACACGGCGGAATCCAACAGGGAGACCGATGCCCTGCAGGCCGCCATGGAATCGCAGACCCAGCAGGACCCGATCACCGCAGCCCCCGAGGCGTCTCGGCCCGAGTGGCTGCCTGAGAAGTTCAAGGACCCGGGTGAACTGGCCAAGGCCTACTCCGAACTGGAGCGCAAGGTCGGTGGCAAGCCCTCGGACTTCTCGTCCCTGGACCAGTACTCCAAGGAGTTCGCGGAGAACGGGGACCTGAGCGAGGAGTCGATCAAGGCCATCACCTCCATGGGTCTCCCGGAGCCCCTGGTTCGTGCCTACGTGGACGGCCAGAAGGCCCTGCTTGACACCAACGTCAACACGGTCATGCAGGCTGCCGGAGGCCAGGACCAGTACCAGGCCATGGTCGAGTGGGCCGGGAACACCTTCCCCGAAGACGAGATCGACGCCTTCAACAACATCATCGAAGGCGGAAACATGAATGCCATCAAGATGGCCGTGGCTGGCCTGAAGGCCCGGTTCGAGCAGAGCAACGGAACCCAGGGTCGTCTGATCCAGGGCGAGGTCTCTGGTCCCTCCGGTGGTGCCTTCCGCAGCGTTGCCGAGATCGTTGAGGCCATGAAGGATCCCCGGTATGCAAAGGACCCCGCGTACCGCAAGGATGTCGAACAGCGGGTCGCTCTCTCCAACGCACTCGGAGTCCAGAACCGATGACCAAGCCCAAGAACTTCAAGACCACCGCCCTTGGCGTGGCCACCATCCTGACCGCCCTTTCCTCGGCAGCCATTGCCCTGCTTGACAACGACCCGGCGACCGTCTTCGACATCGCCTCGGTCATTGCCGCCTGCACGGCTGGTCTGGGCCTGATCCTGGCCAAGGACGCCAAGGAGTGATCGGTTGGGTCGAGCAGTTGGTAACGGCAATCCTGAAGTTTCTTGAACGAATCGCTTCTAAGGAAACCTATGCCAAGAATGCTGATCCGACTGCTGGCGGGATTCGTGATCGCTTCCACCGCCGGGTGCGGGACCACCGTGATCGTGGTGCCCCAAGGAACCCCGGTCCAGTTGGCTGAACCCGTCAAGGCCCACGTGTTCGTGGTGCAGCAGGACGGTACTCGGGTAAAATCGGTGAACCGCATTGAGATCCCTGCCGGATGGTGGGCGGCTCATGTACCAGAACCTGATCCGGTTCAACCGTAATCAAGAACCTCTCGGAGAAATCCGGGGGGTTCAATTCTTTCCCCAGGCTTGAGATGGGCCGGGGAGGTGTCTGCAATGTCGGCCCCTTGCGAGGGACAACCACGGCGCGGCATTCATCCATCTGATCAACACACGCTTTCTTTCTAGGAAACAACAATGCCTGACTTTGTGAATCCCTCGCGTCTCGGCCAGGTCAACCTGGCTGGTGATGCCGATGCCCTCTTCCTCAAGGTGTTCTCCGGGGAAATCATCACCACGTTTGAAAAGTACAACGTGATGATGCCCCTCCACCGCGTCCGCACCATCGCCAGCGGCAAGTCTGCCACGTTCCCCGTGACGGGCGTTGCCTCGGCTCGCTACCACGTTCCGGGTGAGTCGGTCCTCGCCGAGGCCACGGGCACCAGCCTGTTCGCCGCCAGCGCCTCCGCTGGTTCGCCGACGACCTCCTTCGATTCGGGCAACAGCCCTGCCTCGAAGTACCTCAGCCGCTTCAAGCACAACGAGAAGGTCGTCTTCATCGATGACGTTCTCGTCAGCAGCGTGTTCGTGGCCGACATCGATGAGATGAAGAACCACTATGACGTGCGTTCCATCTACTCGACGGAGATCGGTCGGGCCCTGGCCTACACCGCCGACAAGAACCTGATCCGCACCGTGATCGCTGGTGCCCGCAAGACCACTGATCGCTTCGGTGGCTCGGACGCAGCCTTCCTCGGCGCACAGCAGGGCCTTGGTTCGACGGGTGCCACGGCCATCGACGGCCTGTTCAAGGTCGCTCAGAAGATGGACGAGGCCAACGTGCCCAGCGAGGATCGTTATGCCGTGGTTCCCCCCTCGGTGTACTACGCGCTGGTGAACGAGGGCAGCGAGGCCATCAACCGCGATTACGGCAACGAGGGCAACGGTTCGACCGCCTCGGGCATGATCATGCGCGTTGCTGGCATCCAGATCCTGAAGAGCAACCACCTCCCGACCGCGAACGAGTCCTCGACCCAGGATGTCCTCCACGGGGCTGATGGCGTCAAGAACGATGTCTCGGGCACCTCGGGCGCTGGTTACTCGGGTCTCAACTACACCACCAACAAGGGCATCGCCTTCCAGCGTGAGGCTCTTGCCACGGTGAAGTTGCTCGACCTGGCCGTGGAGTCGGAGTACCAGATGGACCGTCTTGGCACCCTGATGCTTGCCAAGTACGCCATGGGTCACAACGTCCTCCGCGAGGAGTGCTGCTTTGAACTGACCTCGGCTGCCGTCTGAGCCGCAGGTTCACCCCTGAGTTGAGAGAGGGGGTGGTTCCCTTAGTTGGGTTCCACCCCCTCTTTTCTTTGAGGTTCCCCTCATGCCTCTGTCAAAGACCACGAAGATCCAGGCGATCAACACCATGCTGTCCACGGTGGGAGAACCTCCGATCAACTCGCTGGCGGCACAACGGGCCGATGCCCTGATTGCCCAGAACATCCTGGACGAGATCAGCCGAGAGGTCCTGACCTATGGCTGGCAGTTCAACACCGACGAGAAGGTTTCCCTGGTTCCCGACAGCAACACCGGGTTCATCTACGTGCCGGACACCGTGGTCCGCGTGGACATGCCCCGGGAGGAATACGAGTACGACATCGTCGTCCGTGGGAACCGCCTGTACAACCGCAAGACGAACTCCTACGTGTTCTCGGGTCCCATCAGCGTGACCCAGATCTACCTGATGGACTTCGACCAGATGCCGGAGTCGGCCAAGCGGTACATCACCATCCGGTCTGCCCGCGTCTTCCAGGACCGCATGGTCGGCTCGGAGAAGCATCACGCCTTTACCCTGAGGGACGAGATCGCCGCCCTGGCCACCATGAACGAGTTCGAAAATGACGTTGGGGACTACACGATCTTCGATTCTCCTGACGTGTACCGGACCTTCCTGCGCCAGGGCTCCTACCGGGTCTACTGATGCCTCTCCTGACCTCCCCGCTCCAGAACCTGATCGGTGGCGTTAGCCAGCAGCCTGCGGCCATTCGTGCGGCCAACGAGGCTGAGGCCATCGACAATGCAGTCCCGTCTCCCGTGGAAGGCCTGACCAAGCGCCCACCCACGGAGATGGTCACTGCGGTCACCTCCAACGGCTCGACGCTCCGGCACATCAACACCAATCAGTCGGTCTTCATCCACCTGATTGAGCGGGACGAGACGGAGAAGTACCTGCTGTGCGTGACCGAGGCCGGGGACATGGATATCTTCGACCTGGCGGGGAACCGAAAGACCCTGTACCAGGATGTCGTGAGCGGAAGTCCCGTTACCCTGGGTGCCGCCACCAAGAGCCAGCGCAAGGCCCTGACCATCGGTGACGTGACGTTCCTGTCCAATGCCACCAAGATCCCGGCCATGACGAATGCCGTGGTCACCCCCAACCCCACGACCTACAACCGTGCAGGCCTGGTGTGGATCCGGCAAACCAACTACAACCGGGAACACATCATCAAGTTGACTAGTGGGGCGATCACCAGCACATTCACCAACATCTCCCGGTCGGTGGTCATCAGCAATTCTGGAAGCACGGGGACAAACGGCATCTACGACAATGTCCCCCTGATCTACGTGAGCGGGACCTACGCCCAGACCAACCCGATTGCCACGATCACCGTGTCCGGCGGCAAGGTCACCAAGGTTCAGATCACCTCGGATGGCGCAGGATGGGACTCGGAGCAGATCACCGCTTCCAAGTGGAGGGCGCATCCACCCACCATCGGTAACGTCAACAACTTCGAGGTCACGATTGACTCAACCACCACGGGCGAGATCGGCACGGACCACGTTGCCCGGTCCCTGTTCGAGGGCAGCACCAGCAGTTACATCGGTCCCGTGGGAGGCATCGTCGCCACCAGCCCCTATGTGGCAACCACCTACGTGGACAGCGTCATCTACCTGAAGTCCACCACCAACGACTTCACCGTGGTTGTCGAGGATGACTTTGCAGGCGAGGGAATGGTCTACATCCGGGACGAGGTCCAGCGATTCGAGGACCTGCCCCCGACTGCGCCCCACGGCTACATGGTGAAGGTCGTCGGTGCCCCTGAATCGGAGTATGACGACTACTGGGTCAAGTTCAATGCCGACGACGGCACCTTCTCCCGGGGCATCTGGGAGGAATGTGCGGCTCCTGGGGTCAAGACCACGCTGAACTCCAGCGAGATGCCCCTGATCCTGATCCGGCAGTCCGACCTGACGTTCATGCTGAAGCGGGCCGATGGAACGACCCCGGCCTCCAACGTCCCCGTGGGCGCGAACTACAACGCCTACAAGTGGACCGACCGCCTGGTTGGAGATGACCTGACCAATCCCCTGCCGTCTTTCGTTGGGATTCCCATCCAGGACATGGTGTTCCACCAGAACCGACTCGGGTTCTTGTCGGGCGAGAACATCATCTTCAGCGAGACCTCGGAGTTCTTCAACTTCTTCCGAACAACCACCCTGGACATCCTGGACTCCAACCCGATTGACGTTGCTTCGTCCAGCCCCAGGGTGGGAAAGATCGTCGCGGCCATCCCGTTCAACCGGGACCTGATCCTGTTCACCCCGACCAGCCAGATGGTCCTGCGTGGAGGCGAGATCCTGAGCCCCCGCCAGGTGGCAATCATCCCGGTCGCCGAGTTCGACTCCCAGGCATCCACGGTCAAGCCGATCCCCTCGGCCAACGCCATCTTCTTCACCTTCGCCAACGGCGGATTCACGGGCCTGCGGGAGATGGTGCCCCAGCCTGCCCTGGACGGCTCCTACCTGGCCAACGACCTGACCACCTCGGTCTCCCGGTACATCCCCGGTAATCCCACCCATCTGACGGCCACCACCCACGACAACCTGGCTGCAGTGGTCTCCAACGGGGAACTGTACTGCTATCGCTATTTCAACGCCGGGAACGAGCGGGTCCAGTCGGCGTGGTTCCGGTTCACCTTCCAGGACTCCAACGCCCAGACCTACGCACACGCCAAGGCCGTCTGGGCCGGGTTCGTGGAGTCTGACCTGTACGTGGTCCTGAAGCGCACCCGGGATGCCTCGACCAGTTACCTGACCATCGAGAAGATCCGCATGGGGGTGGGCATCAATGACGTGGCCACCACCGGGAAGTCCTGGGTGACCTGCCTGGACCAGCGCAAGTATTACCCCGCCGGGCAGGGAACCTACAGCAGCGCCACGGGCCTGACCACGTTCACCCTGGCCAAGCCCATGTCCTACGTGGCGGGCAAGACCCAGGTGGTCACGGCCAACGGCCTGATCCTGAACAACGGTGGAGGCACGGCCTTCAACATCTCCACCCAGGCTGCCGGGACGGTCTCCGTGATCGGGGACTACAGCAGCACCCCCGTCTGGATCGGGACCGCCTACACGACCCTGTACGAGTTCTCCACCCCCTACCTGAAGGGTGCAGCCGGACGTGGGACCGCAGCCCTGCTGAACGGGCGCTACCAACTCCGGTACCTCAGCCTGCAGTACGCGGACTCGGGCTACTTCCGGGTCACGGTCCAGATCAAGAACGAGGACACCTATGAGTACCCCTTCACCGGGGAAATCCTGGGTTCCAGCACCATGGACACGCCCAACATCCAGTCCGGGTCCTTCCGTGTGCCCATCTACTCCCGAAACGACAACGTCACGATCAAGGTGCTGAACGATTCACCGTTCCCATCGAAGATCCTGAACGGGGAGTTCGAGGGCACCTACGACGACCGGGCGATACGCTACGGGTCGTGATTACCGTTCGTCCCTCCATCGTTCCCGACATCTCCGAGGTCGCCAAGACCATGCGCCCGGAGGACATCTCCGAGGTCTACGCAGGATCCGGCGATACCCCCCAGAGGGCCCTGACCAAGGGATACCTGCATTCCACGGAGTGCTTCACCCTGGTGTCTCCCGAAGGCCTCAGGCTGGGCATGTTTGGGTACCTCAAGTCACGCACCGAGCCTTGTGGAGCGGTCTGGATGCTGGCCTCCACCCACCTCCTGGACCACAAGTGGTCTTTCTTGAGACAGTCCCGTCAATGGGTCGATTACATGCAGGACCGATGCTCACTGCTGTTCAACTGCGTTGACGAAAGAAACAAAATCCACATTGAGTGGTTACAGTGGCTCGGGTTCAAGTTCGTTCGGATAATTCCCGAATACGGTCATCAGAAACTTCCCTTCATCGAGTTTGTGAGAATCAACCATGTGCGGAGTCGTTGAAGCAGCCATCGGCATTGGTGTAGCCAGCACCGCAGCGAACCTTGGTTCCCAGGCTGCGGCTGCGAACGAACAGAACAGTTATCGCCGCCGCCTCGGAATTGCCCAGAACAAGCAATACGAGGAGAACGCTGCAGCGGCGATCCGGGACATCGGCCTGCAGATCGACCAGTTGGCCCAGCGTGACATCGAGCAGGCTGCCGCAACCTCCAACGAACTGCAGAACATCAGCCGCAACATCCGGGAGGCATCGGCCACGGCCCGTACCCA